TTAGCTCTTGGCTTTTGCTGCTGCCTGCGCTAGCATCCTCTATTGCTTCTTTTTCTGCCTCTAGCTGCTTTACTAATCTTTCCACAAACCAAGTTCTTATACCTACCGGCAAACTATAAGCCTCGCTAAAAGACCATCCACCGCTATATTTCAAAAAGAAGAACTGTTCGTAAACGCTCTCCATATATTTACTGCTTAGGCCAAAAAAAGTCCGCCGTAAGCGGCACCTCCATTTCGGTCTCAAAGCCGCACTCACTACATTCAAAAAATTGTGTTAAATCAACATTTGGGCTTGCAAGCTTGTAAGCCAACCTTAGATGACGAGAATCAACCGAAGGAATGTTTTCAACTAAATATCTTTTTGCCTCTACTGAATCATCGTTATTTACAGCCACTATCATGCTTGCCAACTGTTTGGTAACGTTTCTGTCGTCTATTTTGCGTTTGCGATCGGATTCCATGGACAGATACAAGTTTCTTTCATCATTACCTGTCAATAAGCGAAAAGTGACTGTTACTTGTGTCTTTGGCAATACAAGATTAAACGTACCATCGCCATTATCAGCGACATCAAGCTGTCCTATGTCCTCTCCACCATAAATCTTGGTTTCATTTAAGTCAAAATTGTGATCTTGAGTTGAGTTGCAAGTTGGGCATGTGATTTTGGTCTCATAATCGTTTCCATAACCAGAAACTCTGGCGGCAATTACAAGCGCATTTTTATCACCAATAAATAAATTATTGGGATTGACCTTTTTATCTACAATTAGATTTTGAATCACACGATCTAAAGCAATGCCTTTTTTAAGAAGAGTTCTGGAAGTTAGAATGTCCTCTTCTTTGGCCGTCATGTGGCGGATTTCAATACTATCCAAACCATGTAATGGGTGGTTTTCGGGATAATACCTTCCTTGTGATGGTAACTCTACAAATTCTGTTGGAATTACAAAAGAAAAACCATCATTGGTTTTTTCATGCATAGTTGGTGCGGGGTCGGCGGCTGAATTTTGTGCCTGTCCACCTACGCGGTTTCTATTTCGTGACAATATACACCTCTATTGTTTTATTGTTAGACTTTGAAGAACTCTGTGCCATTGTCTACTGTCGTGGTTTGAGATTGGCCTCTTGTCGAAACTGAAGCCCAGTCGTATCTCATCTCAACAGTCAATTCTGACAAATCGTCACCATCATAAGCCAGATCGCCATATTTGACCGAGGTAATAAAGGCATTGTGAAGAGTCCATTCTTCTAAGCTCTCACCTTCAGAGTTGAGTTGCATAATCGTAACCTGACCAAGAGCGCCAATAGATTGTGCCTTGGAAATGGTAGACATATTTTCTTGATCAGGCGTGGCTGGTAGTTTATAACCAGAGCCTTCCAAAATAGCGGAGAGAGTTGCAGTCATATCTGGATCAACTGGGTCAACAAGGGTCGCGGTAACCGTTTCCCAAGTAACAGAACCTGGATAATAAAAGGTATGGTTCAAATATTTGTGTTCTGCGGCAGAAAGCGTAAAAGAAGGCTTATTAACCGACTTAGTATACCACGCTAAACCCCCATCAGGGTCAATACCTTGAAAATAAAGCGCAAATCTAAATTTTCTTTTGGGATCTTGTATTTGAGTTGAGTCTGTTTGAAACCAGAATGACATGTTGTGTTAACTCCTTAGTCTATTTTAAATAGTGAGCGTAAGAAAAATCTTTACCCCTTAATCGTCAAATGATGCACCAGTTGAGGTAATCACAAAGTCGATTGCAATGAACTCAATAGCTCTAGCTGGCTTAACCATAATCTTGGCGTACAGGATGTTCTGGTCGATAAGATCTGGTGTGGTTGTTGTTTCATCAAGGATAAGCCTATAATCCGTGATACCAAACTGCGTTTTAACGGTTGACAAGAGTGGCTCAATGAGAGACTTAAATCTCAACCATGTTGCTTGAACATTTTGTTCAAACAGCACTCTTGTAGAAAGAATAGAGATTTGCTTCTTCAAGTAGATCACTAGTCTTCTAACATTAATCCGATCAAGCGCTGATTGGCGTTCTTGGAGTGTCTTCTGACCGAACACAACAATCCCGGATGATGGGAATGAAGCAATAGGATTAATCCTAGCTTCATAGAGAGTGTCGCGATCTTTAGAGGTCAGTCTTTCGCTGACGTTTGACACTGGAATACCAGCGGCGCCTTCTGTTAAACCACCTCTGTTAAAGCCTGCGGGAGCAAACCAAAGCTGTGCTGCTCTTTCAGAGCTAGCCAGGACGCCCATCATGGCAACAGAGGGTGGAATCCATAGAAGTTGACCAGAGGCTTCGTCGCGGGATTGGACCCAAGGATAGTAAGTAGCACCATAAGAGGAGTCGATTTGTCTATCCTTCAAAGCGGTGGCTGCTTGCGTTGGAGTGGTTCCAATTCTGTCGGCTCTATTTGCCTTATATGCCTCATGTGAGGGGATATAGACGTTGGCCAAATCAATGAGAGCCATCGCATCACCGCGCTCTTCGCAAACTCTAACCATGTGAGTTGTAAGAGCGTCGGTTGTCAGACCGGGAGCCGCCAACAAGTTCATGTTGATATACTCTGGATCAGCAACAGTATCAATAGCTCTGCGATATGTATGGAACACATATGAGTTCCTTTCAGTAGCGGCAGAGGTCATAGAGCCGTTGTAAAGTGGATCTGGCTTCATGATATCAAGACCGTCGAAGCCGCCCCAGAATGGCGCGGTGAACCGGTCATATCCTGCATCTAGCAATTCCTTATAAGAAGCAGAGGTTTTGGAAATCGAGTTAGCTCTAGAGCCGGATTCATAATAGTAACCCAGTGAGCTGCTTACAACGTCATCCAGTGAGAACACGTATCCGTAACCTTCAACAGCGGTAGAAACGCCTGTTGTGGGATCATCAGGGAAGCCTGAATACATCAAACTGTGTACATCTGCAACACTAGGATCATGTATTGTAGAACCAGATTGTCTTGTGGTCTGCATACCGAAATATGCGTCTGTTGTATCGCTCAAGCCGCCGTGTGATGCACTTTGGCGCAATCTAACAGATGGGAAGTAAAGGGCCCCTGTTATGTTGACTGATGAAGCAACTAGGGTGGCCAGGGTCACGGCGTCCGCAGGTGCCTTATTAAAGCCCCAGACGTTGAGTGACTGACTTGGTTGAGATCCGGCGAAACCGGTTGTGACGAAGAAGCCGCTGGTACCCGCCGCGGCGCCATCGATGCTAGTTGCCGCTTTAAAGCGTGGAGGACCGAAGTAGCCAAATGGCAACAACACTGGATCAGTGGCGCCATTATCTGCGTCGGCGTTCATTTCAACGCGAACAAACTTTGATTGATTGGGATAATCACCATAAACCCTCAATCGCTTTTGAGTTTCGTTCCATTCTTGATACTGGTCTCCGATGATGCGCGCAATATAACTGGGAGATGTTGGATCTAAAGTAAGATTATCAAACCTCTCCACAACTTGAACAGCGTTATCGGTATCTGAAAGACTTCTTAAGACAACAGAGAATGTACCATAACCAGTTACTGTTGAAGTCGATGCTCTAATTCTTTCAATCGAAACTTTTACGTTCTTATGTAACCATTCTCCATGGCCGCGGCCGAGGAGACGGAAAAGCTTTTGCATATTTTGAGGCTTGAAAGCCGCGACAGATCCCTGATCTTGTCCAATAAACCAACCTGCTGTGGCTTCTCTAGAAGCGTTGCCTTTCATTTGGCCTGGCTGAGTCGTAACCGAGCTACTTAGACAAAGAGGCAAAACAACACCAACCAAACTGGTTTTGGCTGTTAAATCTCCGAGGCTTTGGCCGGCGCCATCGCGGAGTTCCTGCTCATATGTTTCACCAAGGAAATAATCTCTTTCAGAAGCAGCGGCATAGAAATCAGAAGCATTAACGTTACCAAGTTGTGGGTTGGTGTTGAAACGCTTACGAATAAACGTCTCTTTTGTATCATCCAAGCCGAATTCGATAATTTCTTGTCCCTTGCTTGTACCCTGAATAACCATCTTGAATATACCATTGGTATCGGATCTGATGACCATACCGGTGGAAGATGTACCATAAGACGCTTGGTTGATGGCATGCACTGTTCCACTAAGTTGGATATGTCCATTATCTATATAGAAAATAGCCGCCAAGGCCATACTAGTGGCTGCGGTTGATCCTGAATTACCGACGAAAAGACCAAAAGATCCACCATTGTTGGCCAGAGCGGCATTGACAGTCTTTGTGG